AAGAGGTACATATCCAACTGATTTAACTTTATTTCAGAGAGGCGGAATAGATCAATCATATACTTTGATTCAAAATTGCCTAACGACAGGTGGCTGTAGTGTGAGTGTTATACAAGGTCAATGAACACTTATCGAAGATTTATAAGACGTAAGTATGGTTTTCCTAGTTATCTTAAAGGAATGATCGTAGATGTATACGTTTAAGGTGTATATATGAAATATTTAACAAGTAAGTGGTTAGTTTTAATAGTTATTGGATTAGGCCTGTTTCTTAGAGTTTCGGACATATCATGGGTAGAACAGATTAAACTCATGGGATTCGATTCAAAGATTAAATCAATTCCAATACAAAAGTCTAAAGATGTAGTAATATATGAAATAGGAGAAGGCACCCTTGAAAAGTGGGGCCAATTTCCATTACCCAGACAATACTATGCTCAAATAATATCCGATCTCATTACAGCAAACGCTGAGATTAAAGCATTCACAATAACATTTCCAGAGGCTGATAGATTCGGTGGAGATGCTGCGTTCGAATCATGGATAAAAGATTCTGGTGTAGTCTTATCCCAAAAGGCTGATCCAAGAGGAAGAACTGATGTTGCTCCATTTGTAGGCACAGCAATGAAAGGTTCTGGAAATCCTATGGATTTCTTACAAGAATACAATAAGATCCTTACTAACGTAGAAGTGATAGAACATTATGCATGGGGTGTAGGTATATCTAATGTTTCTCCTGAGGTAGATGGATTAGTACGTAAGTTTCCACTAGTTGTACAAGTCAATAATCAAAGATACCCATCGTTGTCAGTAGAGATCATTCGAGCTGAAAAGCAAACAAAGGGATATACTATTAATACAGATCCAGACTTGGGGGTGGTTGATTTATTTATTCCGCCAAAGCTACATACAAAAACAAATTCAGATGGCACCGGATACATTAACTTTTCTATAGAACATGACAGGTATGAGGCTGGTGTTGATACTCTACCAGATCTAACTGGCAAGACTGTTATAATTGGAGTGTCAGCTCTTGGTATTGTTCCGGAAATACTAACTCCATTGGGATTGAAGTTTCCACATGAGATTCAAGCATCAGCGTTATCAACGATTCTTTCTGGTGACTCGATTATAAGGCCGTATTGGAGTGACTTAGTAGAATTAGTTTTAATTCTGATTGGTTCTCTTTTGATTCTGTTAGCAGCCTATCATTTCTCTGCTGTAATCGGACTAGCAGTCGCTGCAACTGTGGCCTCATCTGTTGTTGTTTTCTCGTCTTACCACTGGACGAATTCAATGTATCTCCTTGATTGGACTTTTGCTATGTGTTTATATATAATAATCTTTGCACAAGCTAGCTTTAATAACTTTTGGATTCAGTTTAAACTAAGACAACAAATCAAAGGACAGTTTGGTACATATCTATCTCCTGACATGGTTAATATGTTAATCAAAGATCCATCACTCATGAAGCTGGGCGGTGATAGAAAAGAAATGACATTCTTGTTCATGGACATATGTGGGTTTACTCCTATATCAGAGCACTATAAAAACAATGATGACCCTGAAGGGTTAGTAGAATTAGTCAATGAATTCCTTGATGCTATGACAAAGATCATATTAGCAAATGGTGGAACCATTGACAAATACATGGGTGACTGTATAATGGCATTCTGGAATGCTCCATTACCCTGTGAAAATCATGCTGAGATGGCAGTTAAATCCGCAATAGAAATAGAGGCAAAGACAAATGAACTCAAAGACGTTTACAAGACTCGCGGCCTACCTGACATTAATGTTGGCACTGGTGTTAATACTGGAGATTGTATTGTTGGTAATATGGGCAGTGAGTCCAGATTTGATTACTCCGTTATTGGAGATGCTGTTAACCTTGCAGCAAGACTGGAAGCTACAGCAGCTCGTCACGAGTATATAGAGTATAAGACCATCATATCATCATTTACTCGAGATCAACTACCTCCTGGATATAGATGCGATGAAATAGGCAATATCAAGGTAAAAGGAAAGGATGAGCTTATAACCATATATTCACCAAAGTTATATTGACTATAACGAAAATAAATGGTAAAAGCCTTTACATTTGCTCAAAACTGTGATACAATATACTTATATTAACTAATACAGAAAGGCTGAATATGAAACAAATAACAATCACCACCCCCAGCACACAACGCACCCAAGCAGAGGCTATTGCGGATTTCCGCAAAGCACGCAAAGCAGGTGATGCGCGCAGAGCGCAGGAGCAGAAGAAAGAGACACCAGTCGTTCTCTACCCCATGGCAATGACTTGGGAGGTGGAGTAATGAATACAGACTATTTAAATATGGTATTTGATGAAGCTATGGCTGAAGATCGTGATGATATTTTTAGTGATTATAATGACTATATCATGGACAATGCTGATCCTTCTGAAGTTACTATTTGCAATGGAGATACTCTATTAGAGGCAGCTGAGAATGGATACTTATTAGAAGAGTTTAAATTACATTGGCTACATAATTGGATAGCGAAGGAGTTTGCTGCTTGAATATATTTGTTCTTAAAGGGCAGATACGACATAAGAAAAAAGTAATGTCTTATGTCCAAAAACTTTCAGAAGAATTAAAGATTGATCGTATGTGGTCTAAGGTTATACACGTAGATTTTAAGACTAAATTAGATGAAGAAGTTCAAGGCTTATGTTGGGGCTGTAAAAAAGAAGGCTATGCCAAAATAGAAATTGCTCGTACATCTAATGGTGAAAAGCTTGAGTATGAAGCTATGATGCAAACACTAGCGCATGAAATGGTACATGCAAAACAATATTTAAGAGGTGAGCTTGATGGATATAGCTTATCTTGGAAAGGTGCAAAACCTCGTAATTACAAATACGTCAACGCACCATGGGAAAAAGAAGCACACAGGCTTGAAAAAAAGTTATATGAAAAGTGCTGGTTATAACAAAAAGATCTGAAAAAGGTGAAAATAAACCTTTACAAATAATCAATTGTATGATATAATACCTATATAAACTGATAAGGAAAGAAACATGGTCTATAACACACAACTTCACATCCCTACTAAATCTCTAGACTTACTTAACCAATTTGCAATTTCACATGGTTGTACTTACAAACTTATTAAATCTAAAGCCTCTAAACAACTCATTCAATTCTCTTCTGGTAATTTTGATCACCTCGAAGAATTAATCCAACAAACACTTGGGTTTATCCCAACTGAAAAAAAACTTAAAACTCTAATATGGGAATCATAAATTTAATTTAAAATAAAGGTAAAATAAACCTTTACAAATAATCAATTGTATGATATAATACCTATATAAACTGATAAGGAAATACATTATGTTAAGTAATAAAGATAGAGTAAAGGCTGTAGTAATAGGAGCTCTAGCAGGAGTTCTTATTGGTGTTACAGTTAATGCCATAGAAACGGCTTTTGAAATGCCAGATGCACTATGGTCTAATACTACTAATGAGTGTGTTAATGTTGTCAATTACGATAATAATGACTACTCTTGTGAAAATCTTCCTTCTAAATACAATAAAATATGGGTACAATAATATGAGAACTATCGTTGAAAGAACGTCGCCAGTAACTGGTAAAGTAAACCAAATGGTAGTATTTGCTACTACTGAGCAATTTATGGCTTGGCATGAAGGCATGCTTATTCAGGACGCAATGCCTAATTCTACCACTGATCAGCGAGAGTTTTTAATCTCTGGCTGTACTCCTTCTTGCTGGGAATCAATGTTCCCTACGGAGGAAGAGGCATGAAAATAGATTATAGTAAAAATAACCATGGCCATTCTCATATGGCTTATTGCGACTACATCGCACACACTATCATTAAGCCTGCTCTTGAATCTGATGCTAACTCAGGTCGAGGTCTAATGACCAATGTTAGTCATGTGTCTATGGACCTTCATCCTAAAGAAGGTTGGATGAGATCAACTATAAAAACTATCAATTGCTCTGATATCAATGGCAAAGCGTATAAAATAACAATTGAAGAAGTTTAAAAATAAACCTTTACATTCACAGTAAACTGTGATATAATATATTATTAAGTATGGAGAAACAATATGGATAGAATGCAAATGATCAAAGCTGCTGCTGAAAAAGCTCAGCAAAAGCAGGAATTTAAAAAAACGGTTAAGCGAGTATACTCGAAGCCAAATAATCATTACAATAAACTTTCGGCCTCTGTCAAGAAAGCCGCGCGACAATCACCAGGAAGCCTCGAGTGCTTTAAAAAAGAAAATATGTATTACTCTGATAAAGACACCCAAGCATTCATTGCTGGATCAGCTATAATGGATGCATATAACGAGGGCAAAAATGACTGGGACGACTAGTAGGATAATGCGTCGCATTTTTGCTTTAGAAAGAGCTCGAGATGCTGCAAAGAATCTCGAGTTTAAATTGCTATGGGAACAAAAGTTACAAGAATTAATTAAACTAGCCGAGCACGGTAGGAGTTCATATGACACAATACACTGAAAAGGTCCAAGAAGTTTTGCGCAAGCAAGCTGTAGAGAAGTGGTCTAAAGGCACTCAATATATAGCAGCACAAAATGGCTATGTAGAAACTGCTTTAAACGATGGTTCTGTAAAGCGTGAATATCATCGAGCACATGGCGATCATTCAATTGGTGATGTTGTCTATCTTGCTGAGGGTAAACCAATGGAAGAATTAATGGATATCGCACCAAGAGATCTATTGGTATGAATTATGTAGGATCAATAAGATACGATCAATATGGTCGTAAGAGAAAGACTATAGCACTCAGTGCTTCAAAGGTCCGTTCGTCTAGCCAGGTCAGGACACCGGGTTTTCATCTCGGCAACACCGGTTCGAATCCGGTACGGACTACCAAACATTATCCTTCAGCTCCACTTACACCATGTAGAGTTAAGTCAGAAGACAACTCTTGGAAGGTTAAAGAATCAAAGAATTTCACTGTGGCACCCGCATATAATAAGGGTGCTTATCAAGTCATTCCACGAAAGGATGTGGAACATATAGGTAAATAGTATGGATATTTTATTAGGAGTATTTTTGCTTGGTTTGTTTTTGGTACTAATATCAGGAGCATATCTTTTATTTCAAGATTCAAATAAGATATATGATATTAGCGTAGATATACGAAAGCAATATCCAAAATTGTCTAGATTAGAAGTTAAATTACTTGCAAGAGAAAAATTTAAAAAAGAGATGGAGGCAAACCACAATGAAAATTCGTAAATATATGTTGTTATCCGAAATGAACGGCTCAGGTGATCTTAAAGATCGTAAGGCTGAAATACTACGCACTTTGGGTGATGACTCACATTACGGTATACGAATGTATATTGATGACATCGCGCTAGGTATCGAATGGTATAATGGGCGTAGCGAACATTATGCAAGAGATGCAGCAGAAAACTATGTGTTGGGTATTAAAAATTACGAAAGAAATATTTGAAAAAAGCCTTTACATTTAACGATAACTGTGATATAATAGATCTATATTATAAAGGAGCATACTATGGCTGATAACAAAATACGAAATAAGTTAAGAAAGAATCGAGGATCCATTGACGAAACTCATATGGGCCCAGAGCCAGTATTTCAAACAGGTGAAACAGGCGTTAAGGTACTAAATAGGTATAGTCTATGGGCTCATGCAGCTACTTGGTATAACTATTATTTAAAGCCTAAGGATTACATTCAACCAGTACTTACATTCGCTACTGAAGCTTATGGGTATGATAAGAACAAGATTAAGACTCTTAAGAAACTCAAGGATTGGGAACTTTCATTAGAAATAGGTAAAGTTGCTAAGATCTACACTCGAGGATATGAGTATACGAAGCCAGAATTAAAGCGTTGGGGTGTTACCCTTGAATCTCTCTACCAGCGAGCGCTGGCTACAGCTGAAGATGTTGAAGTCAAAACAGTTGCAGCTCCAGTGATATCTATTCAAGATAGACAAAAGGCCAAGTTAATCGATACTATCTGTGTAGACTGGGATGTAGTTGTTGATGGTTGGATTGAAGGAGATTTCAAACAAGAGTTTGATACGTATAAACTGTTTAAGCAATATCAATTAAAAGGTTCTACTCTTAACTTGTTTAAAGAGATGATCATGGCAGAGTATCAGCCAGTTAAAGATGCATATAGCAATACGTGTGATCAAGCTGTAGAAGCCTATTCTCATATAAGTAAGCGCAATCAAAAGAAAATGCTTGCTTTAATGGAGACCATATTTGAAGATCTAGACAAGCTTAAGGTGGCTAACAAAGCCGTTAAAATTCCAAAGGCTAAGAAGACTAAAGCATCAGATGTTCAAATAAAGAGTCTTAAGTTCAAGGTAGAAGATATTGAATCTAAGATTAGTTCAATCAATCCTGTTATGATTCCAGGAAGCGATGTTTTGTTTGTATACAATGTTAAGACACGAAAGCTTATACAATTGGTTACAAATTCAACGAAAGGGTTTGAGGTAAGTGGTACTACCATAAAGAATATCTGTGAAACGGCAAGTAAACAAACAACGTTGAGAAAACCAGAAGATATACTTCCATTGATCTTAAGTAAATCAATTAAGCAAATCGACAAACAAGTATGGGGTACTCTTACAACAAAAGTTAGTGAACCCAATGGTAGAATCAACGCCGATTGTATACTGCTCAGGGCATTATGAAAATAGATATAGAACAAAAGATTATGACGAGGAAGCGGTTCTCAACAGCCGTAGAACAATTAGTGTTGAAAGGGAATATGTCTTATATAGATGCTGCTTCTTACATTATAGAAGAAAGAGGGATGGACTATAGTAACTTAAAAAAGCTATTGACTGACTCTCTTAAAGATAAAATGGAAGAAGAAGCTTTAAGACTAAATCTAATCAGAGGAAAAAAGGGTAATAAACTACCCGTTTAGGAGAATATTATGAGTAACGTTATTGTACCATCATCACCAACCGATAGAACTCGTATCAAAGACTGTATTGTAGAAATCAGCAATGCATTGACTTTAATACAAGCTCAAAAGGACTTTATTAAAGAAGCAGTTGAATCTTGCGTTGAAGATGTAGAAATTGATAAGAAGCATTTAAAGAAGATGGCCACCATATATCATAAGCAGAGTTTGCATGAGGTTGTTGGTGAAGTTGAAGATATTGAAGCTCTATATGTAGGAGTTATGTCCTAAACATATGAAATTTTTAACTGCAATTGTATCAGGGTTTTTTAAACTGTGTATATGTATTATGATTTGTAGTACTATACTTACTATATTTATGATAAGCTCAGAGATAATTTTATAATGACTGATCCTTTTGAATCTTATAAACTATACAACGCTTTGAAGCTACATTTTGAGACTGGATACGATGCAGTTAAATATAACTTTAAGTCTAATGTTACCCCTAAGTCTTTCTTTAATAGAAAGGATAAGTACTTCTTTGCTAAGCTAGCGAAGAAGCATAACAAAGAATTAAAGGATTACTATATTTCTAACTTTAAAGCAGGCCTTAGCTATGTTGGAGATATGATGGATGCAGAGGCTGAACAAAACTATAGGGACCATAAAAGAATACAAGAAAGTATTCATCGTGTGTTTTCTATAGATATAAATAGATTAGGAGAAGAGGATGTTATATTCAATAGGTTATTTGAATCCGTAGACGGTCAACATCCTCGTCTCATAAAGTTATGGCTGCAAGAGGAAATTAGTTTAGAGACTGTTGTTATTCTTAATGCTATATTTGGGTTTATACCTAGAGAATCTGTGAAGATATCAGACACCATTATATGGCCTGATACTAAACGGAAGATTGAAAAGTATACACCCTTCGTAAACTTTGATCGTAATAAGTGTATAAAATTATTACAAAAGGGGTTTACAAACACATGAAAATGTGTTATAATATAATGTATAAAGTGGATAATTCAGAAATAAAAATAGAAAAGACAATTAAGTCTTAATACACTGCAATACGGAGAAAATACAATGTCATTTGCAAATCTAAAGAGCTCGCGAGGCTCGTCAATCGACAAACTCGTACAAGCAGCAGAAGCTGTGTCAACTAAAACTGAAACAAAATCTTACGATGATGATCGGTTTTGGAAGCCCACTCGGGATAAAGCAGGGAACGGTTACGCCGTAGTTAGATTCCTACCAGCAGGAGAAGGTTCAGATCTCCCTTGGGTAAGGTATTGGGATCATGGCTTTAAAGGACCTAATGGTCTATGGTATATCGAAAACAGCTTAACTTCAATCGGACAGGAAGACCCAGTATCTGAAGCTAATTCAGTATTGTGGAATACT